CAGAGCAGTATAATTCTCATCAACCTTTTCATATGTATCGCCATTTAACTGATGGAGCATTTCAAGAGCGCGCTTTTCCTCATCGTTTACATCAACAATGTAACAAGCTTCCTTTCTATCAATAGCAAGGGAATCTGTTGCATCGTCTTTTGTATAGTATGCTCTTTCGTAAGCCCTATTTTCAAAATTAAAAACAATAGCATATCCATCATAGACATCGCATACTGCATAGTCCATAATATAATCGTTTTCTTCGTTGAATCTAGGATTTAAAAGAGTCCAAATCATGTTATACTTCTGGTCATCAGAAAGTTTAAAATTCATTTGTTCTTTTCCTCCTACATCTAATTTAGATGATAGTTCGAATTGCTGCATTCTTTCAGCTAAAGTTTCAGCTATTAGTGTATAGAAGCCGGCGCCTTCAAAGCAAGGCTCAAAATCTTCACCTAATGCTTGAAGCCCTAAGAAGCAACCGTCAGTGAAAACAAAATACTTCTTACCATCAATAAACTTCCAATCACCCTCAATAGCATCCGCATAAAGTTCCATCGACTGCGCGCTTTCGACTATATCTAAAGCCTCTTTTTGATAAATGGCGGTATAGAGTAATACGTCTGTACAAGCATATTCTCTTTCTATACCGTCCTTATCAAGATGTTTCTCCCAGGCGAAATGATTATCGACAGGTACAACACCATAAATGCGGCCTTGGTATCTTTGAGTTCCATGGTCGGTAAAGTCCTCAGCCATAGAATCATAAATTCCTTTAACCGGCGCATATGGCAGCGAAGCAATTAACTTCTCTGCAAATTCATCTGTAATATAAGTACCATTTCGATTACCGCCTTTATAAAAAATGCGGCACCTCGCAAGGGATAAAGTTTTGTTATAGGCGGTTATATTACCATAAAGAGAAAGAGAAAAAGTAGCTAATTTCTTTTTATCCATTGGTGCTTGAACCTCCGCCATCTAATGATTTTTCGTTAGCAATTGTCTTTGCACTTTTTTGCTCTGCTGGCAATTCAGGACGTCCTGGGCTATTACCAGACTCAGTATATGAGGTACTAAGTGGAATTAATTTTTCCTTTAACTCAAGAACGTCATTTTCTAAATCTTTAATATTACCAAGCTCCTTCTGTGATATACCCATAGCTAAAGCTGGTAATAAGAAACTATAACCCGAATTGGCCATTTTTAAAGCAGTATCACAGTATTTCTGTTCATTATAGAAAGTAATAGGAAGAATAGTATATTTAAAAGTGATATTAGAATTGCCAAACTTATTATTTAGAATAAAAGTCATAACCTTATCGAGCTTGCGCGCGAACATCATCATTAAAGCCATATCATTATTGATAGAAGTTTCTAATGAGAGGTTAGATTCTGTTCCAAATAACTGCGGACTGGAACCAGCTTCAGAATAAATATTAAGAAGTGATTTTTCAATACTACTAGTTGAATTATCATTTGAAGTTTTTGAAACAATTGCGTCAACATCAGCATAGGTAGTTAATACAGACACATTTGGATTACCCTTCATCATCTGTACAGTACCCTTGTGCATTACTTCTGCTTCATCAGGTTCAAATAATAATCCGCCGTCTTGTAGATGTGGTATCTTCTGAACAATTATCTTCCTTATTTCTTCTAAATCTCTTTCTTTATTAATATCTCTTGCTTGGTCATATTCAATAGCGGCAGGAATGATATTTAAAAACATTGGGCGACCATCAAGGAATGGTAGACAAATACCCATTTCTGCTGGTATGAAAACCCATTTTTTAACCTTACCTAGTTTATATCTCCTGTACCAATTAGCAACCTTTTTTGGATATACGGACAAGGCGGCCTTGCGGTCTTCTTTATCAACAATTGTATCGAAATAGCTTACATCAAATTCAACCAAGTCATTACCTTTTGCGTCTTTAAAACGCGTTTGACAATAATATACGGGTAGGTCTATTATAGCAATACTATCATTATCAACTGAACTAATAATACCATAATAACACCCATCGCGCAAAGCGCGAATAGCCATCTTTGTAAACAATTCTGGCAGACCAGCTTTATCTATGAAGCTTACCGCATTAAAATACTTTTTCTGTATATACGATTCGGAGAGAGATTTACCAAAACTTGGATTTGGAATTAATAAACTTGTATATTTCAGCAAAGTAGCATAATGAAGTAAAATACGTTGATAAAACCCGCCTTTGTCAAAATAAATACGTGACAAGGTGATTTGAGACGCCAACGACCCAGAATCAATTATTTTTTCAATCTCTTCTGGTGTATATCCTCTAATTGCGCGTCTAGTATATAAGGTAGAACTATATTTACTACCATTATAACTAGACTCACTTGTTGCTATCATGTTGTCATAGGAGCTTTTAAAGGTAGCAAGAAACTCTTTATCGTTTCTATCCATTTATCCCTCCCGTAAAGAATACCAACTTTCGTTCACCTGCGCGCCGTCTGTGACTACGACTATATGATTCTTCTTCAAGTTCTTTAATTCTCCATAGTCCATAAGAAAAACTTGAATACTTATCTTTTGGAAAACGGGAATTAATTCTTTCAAGAACAATGTCAAGACTTGAACCGGTACGCTTTAAACGTAAGTTAGCCATTTCTTCAAATAATTTAGTTGTCATCTCATGAGGCATGAGCCTCATTACACGTTGTTCTGTGGTCATTTTCTGACCTATTTTAGTGGCAAGAAGCGCACTTTTTGCTTCTTGTTCTTTAATCAAGAAACGCACCATTCCACTTGTTAAGCGAGAATAGCAGTTTCCGTGAATTTTAGAATTAAGAGATTGATTAGCCTTGATTCCATAGAGTATTCTTGGCGCATCCTTAGGTTGAATCTGTTTATATACATCATCATTGATAAACCCATAAGCTGGCAAGAAATTCCCCATTTCGTCATAGTGTGGCTTAATCATTTCATCTGCTAAACCGACACCTAAACCATTCGTATCAATTACGACTTCGCGCGGATTGAAACTAGCAATTATTTTTTTCAAATCAACTGCTTGTACAGAAAATGGTTTAGTTTGTGGAGTTCGACCTAGTACAATTAAATTGACTAAGGTTGAATAGAATTTTTGCTTAGTTATATTAACTCTAAATACACAGACTGCTGTTTGGTCTGAAATTCGACCTACGTCCACTGATATTAAGTAGAATTGGTCGGAATCGGGTCTATTAATTGCGTGCGTTTCAGGGTTTTTTATTTTACGATATTTGCTAAGTTTCTCATATGAGAACCAGGCATCTTCACTAGAACCTTGCCAAAGAGACAAATACTCTGTAGCAAATGATTCTGCGTTATAAGACGGACTCATTTTTAATTTATTAATATACTGCTTATCAATAAGTCCATGCATCGCAGGTAAACGCCAGTCACACCCAAACATAAATGCATGGTCTGGGTCAATAATTGCGTTCTCAAAAGTATCTATTAATCGATCATATGCAAAGGAAGTTTTGCTTCCAGCAGATGTCGTAGCTATAATCTGTTGATTTGGTTCGTAGTCATTAACCGTATTGTTTGGTAAACGACGAGATACGTTTACTAGCATTTATTGGACTATCTCATCAACTACTTTCCAACCAAATCCTTTATGGGTTTTAGTTTGTTTTTTATGATTAATTATATTACTTATAGCACTATGTGACCCATTTACAGCTCGAGCTGCAGCTTGTAAACTTTCATAAACTGCAATTACTTCACCGGTTTCAACATCAATTTGAGCAACCTGTTTCTTTTTTGTGCGATATTCTTTAACTGGTTGTAGATTCTCACAGCACTCACTTTTATATCGCCATTGAAAACCATTATGTTGTTCTCTTTGCTGCTGACAACAAATACTAATTTTTGCTTCAGATGAGCCAGTTATTCGTGCTGCTTCAGCTAAACTTTTATATTCACAAATTTTTTTACCATCTAATCCAAATTGTACTACTTCCCTTTCTCTAGTTGGAGATTTTAAACCAGTTTTTACAGCATGCTGAGTATTTTCAGATGGAGTAACCCATTCTAAATTATCAACACAATTATTAATTTTATTTCCATCTATATGATTAACATAAGGTTTATTATCTGGATTAGGAATAAAAGCAATTGCAACCAAACGATGTATATTAAATCGTTTAGGTTTTTTATTAATTTGTAAAGTGACGTGAGCATATCCATGCTGAATATACGGCTTCATCATATAATTATTGGTATCTTTTCTCACTTCACCTGTGTCACTAATGCTATAATCTGTAACAATATCTTTATCAATAATTTTCTTCCACATTTTTATCACCTCTTGTTAATATTTTATCTTACATTAACAAGTGGAAGTTTACAAGTGGAAGTATAAGAAATTAAATCATAAAATTTTAAAGTAGTTGGGTGGCGCTTCGACTGGTGATAAAATCCAGCCTACAATTAGTCTCTACACCTTCAAGAATAAATTCTTGCTTGGCACGGGATTGGAATAAATCGTTCCCCGTTAGCCGCTTTTGCGACACCGCTTTTTCTTGCGTTCACCACCTGTTTCAATAACCTTCACAGGTTAAAGCCCCCTAGTTAAGTTTAAGGGATAACTACAGAATTTATCATCTCCTCGTCGCCGTCACGAATTTCGTCTATCATACCCCCATGACGCCTCCCGCCACGAGCGGCATCTCCGGCAAGCACTACGTCAAACACAGAGCCATTACGAAATTTAAGAGTTACATAATCCTTTCCGAAATTACCAGGATAATCACTTAATTCCCAACCGATAATTTCTTTTTTAAGTAAAGGCCAATGGTCATAAATTTCATAAATCTTTTCTTTTGTAATTTGTGCAGCCTGTTGTTTAGTATTCGCTGTCATGAATACTTTTCGACCAGGAATGAATACGCACTGTAAGAAAAGGGCCAAAATGGTAATAAACGATTTTGAAAACGCACGTGGCGCCGTTATGAACACGTCTTTGAAACGCATGAGAGCGCGCAGTGTAAATCGCTGGTAGAAAAAGAGGCTGAATTCAGAATCAGCTGGACGTATTATATCTAAATAGTAATCTGGATAAGCGGTAAATAAGTTAACCCATTTACATAGGTCTTCATAGTTTCTTTCCAAATACTCATTAGTAATAACCGCCCCTTTCTCTAATTCTATACCCTCGCGCTCTGCTCGTTCAACGAATTCATCGGCCATTAATTCTTGACGCTTACTTAATATAACCTTTTTTCGTTTTTCTTGCATTACTCACCTCCATTGAGGTCAGCTGTAAATTCTTCATCTTTAAAGAGTTGTTCAAACCCTTCATTCTCATAATTGTCATAATCATCAACCCCAGGGTCTACATCATAATACGATTCGAGCTCGGCCGCAGTCTTCAAAGCTTGAATACGTTGGGTAATTTCATCACCAATTCCTGATTCATTTGTATATAGGCGTTGATTCCAAGATTGAATATTCTTTATCGTCTCATCAACGACATCGCGCGTTTCTCCATCGTAGAATCTATTAACAAATCCTCGTTTTTCAAGCCAACGACACAACTCACCCATTGATTCAAAGTCGCTTGCATTTTTGACGTTCTTCGGAGTAAATTCTCCCGTCTTTACAAGCTTATCATAGGAAGCTAGAAGTTTATCGAAGTCAGCGCCCTCTCGAATTCTGCAGTCAATCTCATAAGAAATCTTACAAATCTTAAGAGCTTGGTCACCTTGCAGCGCGCCATTGATATTCTGAGTCAAAAGCAAACCATCATAGAGGTTTTCCAAATAATTCAAAGCCTCTTCATCATAGTTTGCACCCCATTTTTCTTCAAGTCTTCTTCTCTCTTCATCAGCCAATCCTGGCACAACATCAGCTAGGGCGCCACGTTCTTCCAACTCCTTATAAGCCTCTTCATAACTCGTCCAATCAACTCCCTCATACTCATCATTCATAAACTGAATAGAATAAGCTTGAAGTAGGCTGGCCGCCGTATTCGTTTTACGTAACTCTTCAAATCTCTTTATATCAAAAGGCATATCTACATATTGACAAATCTTATCCATAATTTCCCAAGATTCATCAACTTCTAACCTCTTCCCCAGACATTCATTACAAACATGTACATATCCATCAGGAAACATAAATGATTTGGTAGGTAAGAAATCCATTGAACTTCTATACCTACCACAACATTCACACTTAATTTCCTTTATATCTATATCAAATACAGGTTTTAAAGGCATTTTACTTTTCTCCCTTTGTTGCAGCCTTTAAGAGTTTCTTTAAGTTTCTTCTTTGAGTTCGATTAAGTGTAAGTAACTTATCTACTACATCCTTAATCATATCTTCTGCTTTACGTGGTGTTTTTCTCAGGTTTGGCTCATCAGTTGGTTGTACTTGGCGCGCGGTCGATTCATCCTCTGATACAACCAATCCTTCGTCCGATGGCACCGGCGCACTCAGCATACCAACCTGTTCAATCGCTCTCTTCTCATCATCCAAATCATCTACATAAATCTCAACCCCAAGAATTTTGCAAACTCCCACAAACTCTTCTGGCTTTAACTTATTAATCATATAAATAAGCTCCATTATATTCTTTGGAGCCTTCTTATCCTCATTTACCACAATGTACCTCCCGGTCTATAATTTACTTCTTCCTTTCTTCTCACATCTCTTACATTTATTCTGAAATCCGTCTTTACTTCTTGATTTCTTAACCCAGTTCCTCCCATCAAGTAGTAAAATTCTTCCACACTCTGGACATCTTTTAAAGTTCTCTGGGAAGAAACAATTCTCTACAGTTTCTCTATGAAGTTCAGCCGCTTCATTAATTTTGACAATAATCTTTTGACGGAAAATAGTACTGATATAATTCGCCGTATAGGACTTTTCATATTTCCGGTTAATGTAGTCGGCAATGTCTTGGTTTTTTGTTTTCTTTTCCTTAAGTCGTAAAATTTCTATTTGTAAGTCGGTTAAATCTGCGAGTTGTTCGTAAAAGTCAAGCGTATCGAGTAAACTTTGTTGGTTTGGCTCAACTTTATTTGAAAGTCTATCGCGTTCGATTTGGTCGAGCAAATCAATTTTAAACAGATATAATTGATAAACGGCTTCGAGGTTGCGGAAGTCGAAAGCTTTGGACGGATCGACTTCTTTTTTTGACCAGACTAAATTACTGATGGAACGTAGTTGTTGTTCGTTGTAGGCGCCGGGGTCAAAGTTTAGTTGAAAAATTAACCTACCTACTGGTTCGTCAATGAGTCCAAGTGGTAAAACAGGAACGTCGCAATCAAAAACAGTCGAACTTGTATTTGGTGAAAATAAACTCTGCGCCAAGTTAAAAGTAGACTGATAGGAATCTCTAATCGTAAATTGTTCACGGCGCAAATCTACGAGTTGATGTCTACGTTTTAAATAGGTAAATTGGTTAAGTTTTTGACTCCGCGCACGTATAAGTTCAACCTCTTCATCGGTGAAGCGCTTCAGTAGCTCGTTTCTAGGCGGTTTATCTCTTTTCCCAATGCGTTCTTCGTAAAAGTTAATTTCAAGATCAACTTCATCAATTAAGCGCCAAAGGTTTTCGAAGGTTGAAAGCAAATAGGTTGGTGCTTCCTTGCGTGTTTTCGCGCGGTCGAAAACTTGGCGTGGTTTTTTATATACGGTTGCGTTGTTGAGGTCTTTAACTACAATGTGTGAGGCGCCGGGTTGTTCGAGAACGGCATCGAGGGAATCGGGTGTGTTTTCTTCCCTACTCCATTTCGTTTCTAAATTGAGGTCGCAACCTACGGCTTTTCCATTATGGTCTTTGCCCCAAAGTAAATAGTTTGCAATTGTTTCGGCTTCTGAGTTGGTTAAGTCTGGAAATTGAACAATATAAGTGTCTATGAATTGAGCTCGTTCCGTTGCGGATTCGAGCGTAAAGTCTAATTTTAATCGGTTCATTTTTTGTACCTCCATTTTAATTATACCATGGGTTGTATGTCGAGGTCAAATTTCGGATTTATGAAGAGGATTGAATTTTAATTTCGTGGATATTATTTGCCAGGCTCCGGGTCTCAGGCTTACACTCTTTTGGGCGTTTCCCAAAGATATGCCCGGGATACTGACCACTTGGTCAGCGAAAAAGTTATCCACAGCTTTCTGAGTTTTCCACATGTGGATAAGTAGGGTCCCCTTTTGTAAAAACTATTCAATTCATTTTATAGGCAGGTACTTTTTTAATGTGCCGTCTGTTTGAAATAAATACCCGCCCATACGGCGAAATTTTGCCCTATGAGCGATTTTATTTATTTGATTGATATGTTTATCCTCTGCATAAAAAAAGACCCTTGTAGGGTCTTTATTTTGCTTAAAGGTATTCTTTTTTATATTCTCTCAGCGCATTCTCTATCTCTTTTAAGAACTCATAATGTTCGTCATTTATAGCAATCGGATGATTGTAGATTTTATTGATTACTTCGTTAATTGCTTCTGTCTGTCTGTTGGCGATTTCTCTTTCGATTGCTTTCTGCTCTTCTCTCATTTCTCTAATAGTCTTCATCGTTTTGTCCGTCCTTTCTGTTTTAACCTTTCGGTCTATCTCTGTTCTTTATGTCTTTATTATACTCATATACCGGACAATGTCAATAGGTAAAACGAAAAAAAATAAATTTATTTTTTTCGTTTTACCTATTGACAAACACTAATTAAAAGACTATACTATAGACAAGATAAAGAACAGTTAAGTCGAAAGGAGATAGAACGATGAAGTACGAAGAAATGACAGTAGAAGAAATGGAAACAATGGTATTTGATCTCGAATGTGAATCTTGTGAGGAGTGCCCATTCAAGTCCGTATGCGGAGAACATGAACTCTTCTGGGGTTGTGGAGTATGGGAAACTGCAATGGGAGAAGACCTTTAAGAATAAGCCGAAAGGCTTATTTTTTTAACCTCTGCATCGAACACATGTTCATCTTATTTTATATGATATAGTACAAGGTTCGTTAATTAATTAATTAACAAAGATTGTTAATAATTTAATAACAGTTAGTTCAATCTAACTAACTTATTCTAACCACTTGTTCAGAATAAATTTGAACATTTATTCTGAACAAGTGGTTAATAAAAAAAATCCGCCGGTCACGAGAGGTCGCACTTTACCACACTAAAGTGTTAAAGCAATTGTTAAAAAAATATTTATTTAAAAAAGTTTTAAAATTCTCTTGACAATAGGCGAGTCCGGTGCTATAATGTAGACACAGTAAAGGAAAGGGGTACAAAACAATGAAGACTAACACATATACACTCACACTTGGATACAGATACGACGCAAACCATAAGGGCGCGCCATACACGATCGACGGTGAGCACTGGTTCAACCACGGCGACCTGTGCGAGATAGCTCTGAAGCACTGCAAGGGCTTTAAAGCTGAAAAGGACGGAAACGGAAAATGGAACGTATGTTCTGATATAGCTGAGACAGCCACAAGCGTCAAGTCAAGCAAGGCTACACTCGCAAATGACCTGACCGGAACAGATATGGACGTGATGCTCAGCAGATACTTTGCTGAAGTACACAGCACAAACTTCAGCTATGTAGCTATCATTGATGATACGCTCGTAGAATACAACATGAACGCTGAAGAGTTCAATGAGTTCATCAGAACATGGGCAAGCATCAATGAGCGCAAGGTGATTAGATTCAAGAGCACAAGCGGAAAGATGCTGAGATGGCTCGAAGAGAGAGTAGCCTAAGGGCTACTCACTCAACCGGCCGATTGTACGGCAGAGAGTACAAAATAGGTATTGACAAGCTAAGCTAAGAAGTGTATAATATAGACAAGCTAAGAGATTGAAAGGAGATAGAACAATGACTATTAGAGAACTGATTGAAGAACTGAACACAATGGTAGCTAACGGAGAAGTTGATGAAAATGCAAGAGTAAGAAATGCAGAGGATGATGACATTTTCTCAGTGGTAGAAAGTATAGATAATAATAATGAGGTAGTAATTTACTTCTAAAAAGAATAAGCCGAAAGGCTTATTTTTTTTCGGACCGGGCGCCGTTGCTTGTTAAAAAATTAACATGATTGTACGCAAACAAATACAAAATGCCTCTTGACTTTTCCCTCTGCATAGTTTATACTATAAGTACCAAAAGAAAGAGAGGTAAAGAGAAATGACAAGAATTATAAATCTCGATTGTGACGGAACATTCATCAATCTCTATGGTGTAAATGGTTGGCTTGATGATATTATTAATGAAGATGTAAGACCATACAGAGAAGCAAAACCACTTGTAAATCTCGCTTGGTTCGCAAGAACAATACACGAATTACAGAACAAGGGTTGGAAAGTAAATATTATTTCTTGGACAGCGAAAAATGGTTCAAAAGAATACAATAAAAGAGTGACAGAAACTAAAATTGAATGGTTGAAAAAACATCTTCCAAGTGTAACATTCGATAATATTCATATCGTAGAATATGGAACACCGAAAACGTCGCTTGAAAAAGGTATTCTGTTCGATGATGAAGAACATAATAGAAACGAATGGAATGGAACGGCATTTAATGAAGTAGACTTAATAAAGAAAATGAGAACCTTTATATAAAGGTTCTTATTTATTATAGTTCCATCACAGTAATTTGACTTATATATGAAAGTATGATATAATAAAAGAAAAGGAGGTATTCAAATGGAAGAATGGAAACAAGTGTTCGACTTTCCGGACTATGAAGTATCTAACTTAGGTAGAGTAAGAAGTAATAAACGTAAAACACCAACCATATTAAAGAATAATTATTATTCTAATGGTTATACGTTTGTACAATTATATAATGAAACAGAAACAAAAATATGTTTAATTCATAGACTTGTGTTAGAAAACTTTTGTCCTTGTGATAATATGAAACAATTACAAGTTAATCATATTAATTGTATTAGAGATGATAATAGATTAGAAAATTTAGAATGGACAACAAAACAAGAAAACGATAGTCATAGAGATAATTTAAAACATACTCCAAAAGCGCAAACCATCCGAGTAGTATTTTTGGATAATAGGGAAGATATGTATTTTGACTCTAAAACTGAATGCGGAAAATATTTCGGAGTAAGTCGTAAAGCAATTGACAGATATTTAGAGTCCCAAAATATTAGAAGTGATAGAAAAGTACAAGCGCATTTTTATTTGGTAGGAAACACTTACGAATTAAATAAATGAAACACTTCCCAAAATTATTCTGCGCGCGGTCGCTATTTTATGAAGAGGTTGAACTTCTCCGAAAATTAGTTGACCGCGCGCAGTGTACATTTCAACTTGTTAATTTTTTCACAAAATTGCGACCGGTCGAGTCTGTTAATAAATTATTAACAATCTTTTTTCTGAAAAAGGTCTTGACAAATTCCTCTTCATCGTTTATACTAATTATAGAAAAACAAAGGAGGACTAAAACAATGAGAATTTGCGACCTTTCAAAATCCGAAATGATTTCATATCTTTATAAAAAAAATTACATCACTGCAAAAGAGTGTCAGACTCTTTTCCTTAATACCCCAAAATATGATGTAGAAAAAATTCTCATCAAATATCTTGAGGAAAGAAAAAACGGGAATTAATTCCCGTTTTGTTTTGGGGCCGGGCGCCTTGTTAATTTTTTCACAATAAAATTAAATCTTGACTTTTTCCTAAAATTCGTTTATAATATATATAGAAAGGTTGAGATAGGAAAATAAAAAGTTAAAAACTTTCCTAAAAAAGTTAAAAAAGTTTTAAAAAAGACTTGACATTTTCCCAAAACTTTGCTAAAATATAATTGTCAAGAGGAAAGAGATAGAAAAAAGAAAATAAAAAAATTCCTAAAAAGGTCTTGACAAATTTTAAAAGATATGCTAAAATATAATCACAGTAAAGAACTAAAGAACTAATAAAGAAAAGGAGAAAAATTATGACAAGAAGAGAAAGACTTGAAATGGTTATCGCACAGAACATCACTGCAGAACTCATCGAAGAGTGCAAGGCAGAACTTGAAAAGATGGATACTGCAAACGCAAAGCGTAGAGAAAAGGAAGACCCAAGAAAGACAGAGAACGCCGAAATTATGGAAAAGATTGTAAGCGTTCTCAAGGAGTCAACTGAACCAATGCAGATTGACCCAATTGTCGAAGCACTTGGAATTGAGGGACTCACAAGACAGAGAGTTTCTTCACTCTGTACTCTGCTCGTTAAGGACGAGAGAATTACATCAGAAGATGTAAAGGTTAAGGGTAAGGGTAAGAGAAAGGCATACTCGATTGCCTAACCTTTAAGGGGTTGACATTATGTCAACCCTTTTTATTTTATACGAAAACGAACATATGTTCGCGCGGGCCGGTCAGTTCGACCGGACGATTGTTAAAAAAATAACTTTTGATTTAGGGGTTGACTTCCCTCTGCATTAGGAGTATACTTTAAGTACAGTAAAGAGAGGAAACGAAAGGAGAAATAAAATGTTTGGACTCGTAATATATATAATGTGGTTTGCACTCGGAATTCTTGCTTATGTACTCGAAAAGAGAGAACATGAAATAGTAAGTATGTTCTGTTATATCGTATTCTTCTGCTTTGTGCCGTTCTTTCCATTCGTGTGGCATATGGTTGGGTTGTTTTAAAATAAAAACTTGACTTTTGTTACAAAATATGATATAATAATTATAGAAAATAAGAAAGGGGATTAAAAATATGGCAGTTAGTAGAAAAGTAGAAAGAGAACTTATTAGAAACAAATATCTTGAGGTTATCACTGATGCACTTCTCGCACTCGATGAAGATGTGTTGAGAGTAAAATCAAACGAGATTGCAATTCCCGTTGTAGGTTGTGAGGGAAATGAAGATTTCCTTGTTGTAACAGTAAAAGTGCCAACGGGTGCAAACAAAGGTACAGAACCATATGATGGTTACGAAATGGCAAAGGACTACGAAAGAGGACTTGAAGCCAAAGAAGAAAAAAGAAAGGCAAAGGAAGCCGAAAAGGCAAGGAAGATTGCCAAAGACAAAGAAATTAGAGAGAAGAAAGGAGAGTAATGTAGAGGACACCGCAAGGTGTCCTTTTTAATTGTTTCACATGAAACATACGAAAACGTTTTCGGCGCGGACCGGTCCGAACAGGCGAAAACGTTTTCGGCGCCGAGTTGAAAAAAATTTGAAAAAGGGGTTGACACGGCGCCGTATATGTATTATAATTACATTGTAAGATAAATCAAACGTACACGGAAAGGAAGGTAGGGGTACGATGAAAGAAAAAGAATTTATATATGTTGGTAGTTATGAAGATGTTGATGGTAATTATATTTTGAAAGTGGGTACTACAAACAATCTGATTAGACGCAAGAAAGAACACAATAGAAATTATCGTAAAGCAAAACGATATACAATGGCAGACAATTCAGAATTTGATTATATATGGACTCATCCACTTTCAAAGTATAACACACTACGATATGAAGATAAGACAAGAGAAAAATGGCAGAATGAAGAGGTAGGAGAGTATATACGAAATGATAGATTTGTTTGTAAAACAAAACCAAATAAGGTTGAAGTAGTAATTAAGAAAACTTACGAAATTTATCTTTAAAGGAAATGGGTGTTTAATCACCCATTTTATTTTGGGCCGGTTATTTGTTAAAAAAATAACTTTATAAAAAGGTTGACTTTTAAAGAAAATTCTTTTATAATAATTATATCAAATAAAGATATTAATAGAAAAGGAGAAACAAAAATGAAATGTGCAATTGAATTAATAACTATTAAAGAAGTCGCGGAAGAAAGTCATAAGATAGAAGAAAAACGTAAAGACTTAATGGCTTTTAAAGAATTTGTTGAAATAGCGGAAAAAACAATTAATCTTTGTGAAAACGATATTAATGACGCACTTGTATATCGTGCGGAAAATAGGTATGCTAATATTAAAGTAGAGTATCTAATTGATTATGATTTTGACAGATTAGGAAACAAACTTTTTAGATTTGTTACTGAAGATACTAAAAAATATAAAGATGGTAGTTCATCTTTTAGTCCTTGTTGGGAAGTGTATTCTTTCGATACACTTAAAAATTATGTAGAATCTCATTGTTTAGAGGTGTCTACAGAAAGAGTAGTAAAACGTAGATATGGTTACGGAGAACGTAATTATACTCGTCTTATTATAAAAGTACCAACAATTTAAAAAACTTTTAAAAAGGGGTTGACAGACCCCTTTTTCTATGCTATAATGTAATCACAGTAAAGGAGAACCGAAAGGAGAGAAAAATGTATAGACTTACCCACATTGAATCAGGTTTTGAATGGACTTTTGCCACCATGGAAGAGGCACTTGAGTATCTCGAAACTTTCAACAAACAAGAAGAATTTGAAATTAGAAGATAATGAAGAGGGCGCCAAGCCCTTTTTATTTGGCCCGGGCGCCTTGTTAATTTTTTAACTTTTAAAAAGGTATTGACTTCTTTCAGAAAATGAGTATAATTATAATTGTCAGAGGGAAGAGATACAAAAGTCAATCCCAAAATAAAAATTAAAAAAGTTTTAAAAAGGGGTTGACAAAGGTTCTTAAATCTGATACAATATAGATACAGTAAAGAGTTACTAAAGTTAATCAAAGAAAGGAAAAAAAGACTATGACAAACAGAGAATTCTACACAGCAATCGTTAACGGAACAATCAATGAGGACGTTATTGCTCACGCATCAGACGCAATTGCAAAACTCGATGAGAGGAACGCAAAGAGAGCGTCCAAGCCATCAAAGAAGTCACTTAAGAACGAACCAATCAAAGCAAAGATACTTGAGGTTCTGTCCACTGAGCCAAAGGTTGCATCTGAGATTGCAGAACTCGTAGGTATCTCAACTCAGAAGGCAAGCGCGCTTCTCAGACAGATTGAGGGTCTTGAGGTTTCTGAGGTCAAGGTGCCGAAGAAGGGAAAGATGAAGGGTTACGCACTCGCTGAGTAGTCCTTTAGGGGTTGACACAGAGTCAACCCCATTTTCTTTACGAACAAAACGAACATATGTTCGCGCCCGCCCGGTCCACTTTCGGATCAGTTGAACATATGTTCTGCAGAGGTTGGACCGGGCGCCCACTACGTTAAAAAAATAACTTTCAAAAAAGTCTTGACAAGTCCCTCTTCATAGTATATACTATAGATAGAAAGAGAGGACAGAACAATGACAAGCAAACATTATACAGACGATCGAAAAGTAAGAGAAGAACTTATCAAAAAGATAGGACTCGGAAACGAAATTGGCACTTTCAGAGTAGATAAAGGACATCCAAAGGGTGCAGAACTTCACACAGTAACCGATACAGGCATCATCGTTATAAGAAACGAATGTACTCACAAAATGGTTACAAAGTTGATTGCAAGACCGAATCAGATTAGAAGATATGGAATTGAAGATAAAAAAGTTATAGAAATTGCAAGAAAACATCAGTCACTCGGATATAATATGATATAGAAATTCCTAAAAAGGGGTTGACAAACACAACCCCTTTTAGTATAATAAGGGTAGAAAGAGAGGTAAGAGAAATGGCAAAGAAAAAGAAAGTTGAAAAAGTCGGAACTATCAAAGCAATTGATATGATTCACGCATCAAGACCACCGCAGGACATTCCGTTTAGAACAGGAAGTTATACAGATAAGAGAAAGAAAAGAGAAAAGATTAATAAAAATAGACTTGACAAATGGTTATAGATAGATTATAATATAACCATAGAGAAAAGGAAGGAGAAAAGAAAATGTTAATTATAACAATTATGTTTTATCTGTTAGACGTAAAAGAATATGGTATAGACTTCGTAAGAGAAAATTGCAACCTTTATGAAAGAGTAGGCAGATGGTTTATAATATGTGGTTGGTTAGAAATCTTACTTATAGATTATGTGTTATTACATATTTAATAAGTCGCAAGACTTATTTTTTTTATTGCGTATTCGAACACACGTTCGTTCGCGCCCGGGCGTACCCGCCGCGGCCGGTCCGGACTTCGTTAATTAATTAACTAACGAAAAAAGTACTTGACAATACACGCTTTTCTATGGTATAATAAAGTGACGCCTATTTTTAAGTTAACCGGGCGGTCAATAAAAAATTTTTTAACTTTTTTCAATTTGGGGGTTGACATAACCGGGATTCAGTGCTATAATATAGACATAGAAAAGAGAAAGGAAGACAAAACAATGAAGAACGAAACAATGAGACATACAATGGCAGAATTCTACAAGTCAACCGCTTACACACACTACTACATCTTTGGATATGCGTATAAGAAAACAGTATATATGACAATTACCACAGATGAAATTCTGAATGAAGTAATCTCACTTGATAAGGCAGGACATAATGAGGGCGTAGCAATCAAGTTTAAACCAAATAACGCACAGAAATTGATGCTCATGTCAATCAATAATGAACCAATCTGCATAGAGGAATATCTTGAAACTCTGACAAGAAATTCAAAATACAACAGAGGAGAAATCTTCGAAAAGATTATCACAGAAAAGTTCGGTCAGACTTGGACAAAAGACAACATTCCTTATACAGAGGATGGAGACATCACAATAAACGGAATTGCTTATCAGATTAAATATCAGAAAGCAACATTCCTCACAGAAAAGGGAATGATGAAGAAAATGGGGAGATAATCCCCATTCTTTTTTTCTCTCGTTATAGAGCAAATTTCGGCCTTCTAGACGTATTCTGCGCGGGTCCGGTATGGCCGGACCGGATCAAACCGGACCGGTCCGGCGCAGGAAACGCACGGGCGCGTGTATGGGATGAAAAAAAATTAAAAAAATTTGAAAAAAGTCTTGACAGAGTGCTAAAACCGTGCTATAATATAACCATAGTAAAGGAGAACAGAAAGGAGAAAACAAATGTTACTTTGTGAACTCGAACCAATGGAATACGCCGTCACTATGGAAGAGGTCGAAGTCGACGAAGAGTTCTTCGACTATGAAGTCGAAGACGACTTCGACGAGTGCGGATTCAACCCATATATGGGTTGTTACGACTTCGACTGTTAGTCGAGGTCGCGCAGGTCCGGTCGATCCGAACATATGTTCAACCGGATCCGCCCGGGCCGCCGATTGTTAAAAAATTAACGCAATTGTTTTTCACCAAATACAAAATAAACTATTGACATCCCATTATAGATATGATAATATTACTTTGTCAAGAGGAAAGGAGACAATCGAATGCTTCGAGAATACACCATTCGCGGGTGTGTCTGCTACCTCTCTGAAGAGACCATTCAGGCTTTTGAAGAGGAACAGAGAGCAATCGAAGATGAGCGTAGAGCGTGGGAAGATATGCATAGAATGTATCTCATCGCTTGCGAGAGTAATGACCCGATGGATTGGTCAATCTACTCTGACCTCTACAAGGATTGCTACGGATGCAGACCTCGCTACTGAATAAGTTCGGAGTTCCTCGGTACTTGGCAACAGAAACCGAGTAAAAAAATTTTTAAAAAGGTATTGACAGGATAAAAAATCCGTGCTATAATATAACCACAGTAAAGGAGAACTGAAAGGAGAAAGACAATGCTTAGAACAGTAGAATTTGGGACAATCCGTATCGTTGAGAGTGTAGACCCAAGGTTTGATACCTTTTGCGGTTGGGACTTGCTCGGTGAGTGGTCTTTCTGGGTGTTGCCCGATGGCGAAGTGGTCGCCTTGGAAGAAGTCGAATAGACTTCTTCCTCAGTGGCCGGCCGGTGGCCCAGGCGCGGTTGGTAACAGAAACCGAGTAAAAAATTTTTAAAAAGGTATTGACAAATTGCTCGCCTTTGTTTATAATATAGATACAAGGTAAGGAGAATGGCAACCCGAAAGAGGGAGACACCGCAAGCGTGCAGTAAGACCAATTCTGACAAAGACTTACCACCGCAAGCCTAAATCTAACTTTGCGGTATATAAGTGTGGAGGCAGGAGATAAACAGTTCGCATAGCAGTTGGGAGCGAAAGGGTGGTTAGACGTACTGCATAGAGGGTGAAAGTCCCTCGAATATAAAAGAAAGGAAGTGAGTCCACCAAGGTAGTTAATTAAGTTTACAAATGGTTTATAGAGTGGTTCAGTAGAAAGGATTCCGTATGTATATACTTGATGGATATTAACATCAATTAAGAGACTTGATGCAGAGGGGTGCACACCGAGACGTCAAGTCTCTTTTCTTTTCCCTCTTCATAGAACATATGTTCGTCGCGCCCGGGCGATTGACCGGGCCGATTTGTTAAAAATTTAACGCGATTGTTCTTGAACAAATACAAAATAGGGATTGACTTTCCTATATCTATTTGTTATACTTATATTGTCAAGGGGCGATGGAGGAAGGTTCCCTTTGTTGAAAGGATAATGAGAGCGCGTAAAACGTAGCCAAAAAACTTTCAAAATTCTTCGGAATTCCCCTTGACAATATCACAAAGATGTGATACAATATAATTGTCAAGAGGAAAGGACACCACAAGGCGTGAAAGTCGCCCCTCAATGCGAGGTTGTGTGGGAACTAAAAACGAACAAAACAAGCGCACCTAAATCTTGACAAAAAACATAAAAAAGGTATTGACAGATTGAGAAAAATCTGATACAATATAATCACAGTAAAGATAAAACTTAAGTTAGTAGAAAGGAAACAAAATTATGACAAAGAGAGAATTTCTGAACGCAGTTATCGCTGAAACAACTAACTCTGACCTCGCATCGTTCGCAGTTTCTGAACTTGAGAAACTCGATGCACGCAATGCAAAGAGAGCAAGCGCACCAAGTAAGAAGTCACTTGAAAATGCGCCACTCATCGCAAAGATTGCAGAGTTTCTGACATCAGAGCCAAAACTCGCAAGTGAAGTCGCAAAGGAACTTGAGATTTCCACACAGAAAGCAAGCGCACTTCTGCGTCAGGTTGACGGTGTAAGTGTGTGCGATGTCAAGGTAAAGGGCAAAGGCACACAGAAAGGTTACTTCTTCGCAGAGTAGTCTGAATAGGGTATAGTGGGCACCCTTACCAAGTCCCACCCCACTTAAATGTTCATTGTTTTCACCTCCTATCCTTTCTTGGATTCGCCCACACGTCTGTGGGCGTTTCCTTTACCAATAAAAAGAACATACGTTCGCGGCCGGTCAGTCGATGGCCCGGGCGCCGAGTTCGTTAGTTAATTAACAAACGAAATTAGATGTTGACAAAGTTTTAAATTCTTGCTATAATTAGGTATCAAATGAAAGGAGAATTGAAAATGAATAAAAGGGGTCGCGAAATATGGAAACCAAAAACATATATTGTAATGAATGAAAGGTATCATATGGAATTTGAAACCCATTATAAGCATATTGCTATTGAATATATAAAAGAAGTTTCACAATTCTCAGATACACATTATTATCTGTTCGAAAAAGTAAAGGAGAAAGAAATAAAATGAAGAATTATCTATTCCACGATTATGACTCAGGTGAGGACTTCATCGTTGAAACAGATATGAAAGAAAAGGCATATCTGTGTGCTTATAAATATTTTAAAGACCCTAAATTCATCGGTGAAATTTCATATTTCGAAGCCGAAATGAGTGGACTTGATACATATTAATTATGTGTCGAGTCGACCGGGCGCCGTTTGTGAAAAATTTAACAGATAAAAATTTCTGTGTCAAAATTATAGAGTTTCTGTGTCAAAATACTACTTATAATTAGAAAGATACAGGAGGAAATAATATGTATACTGTTTATAAATATACTTCACCATCAAATAAAGTTTATATTGGTTTAACAAGTGGCACACAGAACAAACGTGCACGATCAAAAGGATATGGATATAAAAGATGTACTGCTTTTTGGCGCGCAATTGAAAAATATGGATGGGACAATTTTACTTATGAGATTTTAGCACAAGATTTAACAGAAGAAGATGCAAAGCAATTAGAAAAATATTATATTAAATTATATGATTCTACCAATCCCGAAAAAGGATATAATATTAGCGCAGGCGGCGATGGTTTTAGCATTTATGATTATAATTTTATAAAACAATTATGGGATGAAGGTAAAGGTGTAACAGAAATCATAAATGAATTACAATGTGATAAGTGGGTAGTACAAAACGCATTAAACCAATATAATGTTTCAATCTCTGAACGCAGAATGCGCGGGCGCGATACAACAGAATATGACAACTTATTACAAAATGTTTTAAAGTTATGGAATGAAGGGAAATCTGTAGGAGAAATACAAGTTATCTTAAATATAAATGACAATACTACTACACATGCATTAGATAAATTACAAATAGACGGTAAGGAAAGAATAAAACGAAGTGCGGGAAAATATCATCAGAAAAGGGTGTATCAATTTGATAAAAAAGGAAATTTCCTAAATGAATATGAATCAGTAGCCGAGGCAGAAAGACAGACAGAAATTCATCATGGCAATATAGTTAGAGTATGTAAAGGCCAAAGGAAAACTGCAGGTGGATATGTATGGAGTTATGACCGGGTACTTTGTGAAAAAAATAACTAATGAAAAATTTTTAAAAAGGTATTGACATACCTTTTTTTATTTGCTATAATGTAACTACAATAAAGAAAGGAAATAAAACAAAATGGAAAAAATTATGATATTAGATTGTGAAACAACAAATAGCATTGAGGACGCACTCGTTTACGATTGCGGTTTCATCGTTGCAGATTACAATGGAACAATCTATTCCAAACATTCGTTCGTAAACGCAGACATTTTCTGTGATAAAGAACTTATGGCTTCGGCATATTTTGCAGAGAAAATCCCAACATATTGGACAGAGATTAAGAATGGTTCGAGGACTCTAACTTCTTTCAGAAATATCGTATGGACTATGCGCCACATTATGAAAGAGAACAACATTACAAAAGTCTATGCGTACAATTGTAGATTTGATTATCTCGCAATGGCAACAACACAGAGATATATAACAAGTTCAAAGTACAGATTTGCGTTTCCTTATGGAACAGAGTTCCACGACATTCTTGCACTTTCTCGCAATGTACTTAAGGCAGATAAAAATTATCGTCAATTCTGCAAGGACAACAATTATCTCACCGCAAGAAATGCAAATAGATACACTGCGGAAATTGTAGCACAGTATTTTTTCGACAGAGATTTTATCGAAGAACATACGGCACTTGCAGATAGTGAAATCGAATATAAAATTCTGCTTGAGTGTCTCAAGTTAGATGGATTTAACTTCGAAACAAAGATGTGGTAGTTAACCACATCTTTGTTATCGTCAACTCGCGCGGGCCGGTCCAATTTGTGAAAAAAATAACTTTTAAAAAAGTATTGACATTAAGAAAGAAATTAGTATAATTATATTAGATAAAGAAAGGAGAAAAAGAATGAATAAACATTTATTTGAATCTTTACAGAAAGACAAGAAAACAGAACTCAATAAACTATACAATCAATATCATAGAATGCAAAGTTTTAATGATTGCATTTATAAAAGACAAGCATATGATAATCTAACCTTATCACAATATGAATGCTTTTGGTCTTGGTATTATAACTCTAATGTCACTGCAAGAGAAGCATATCATTACACTTTTGAAGAGGATTAAATCCTCTTTTTTTTAATCGAACATATATTCTTGGTGGCCGGTCCAAAGTTTGTTAAAAAAATAACTTTTAATTTAGGGTTGACTTTAGATTGAAGATATGTTATCCTTATATTGTCAAAGGAGGAAACAGAAATGAGAATATACGCAATACAGAGAAAGGCAGATAAGAAAATTGTTTTCTCCTCTGCATCGAAAAGAGTTATCTTCGACAGATTTAATAGATATTATGATAGAGAAAACTATAGAATGGTAATTTTAGAAAGGGGTTAACAATGGAATATTATGGAATCTATACCAACAAGAAAAAGAAGTCACTTCTTGATGTAGCAAATACATATGATGAGGGTATGAGTTTACTTATAGATTGGTGGTTTGATGGTTATGATAATTGTATATTAACCAAAATTACCAAAGAGGAATACGAAAAATATTGTGAAGAGTGTTAATTTTAAAAAGGGGTTAATAGTGAAAAAGTTCAATGGTCATTTACAAATTACATATAATACTAAAACTAAAAAAATAGAGATAGACCCAAGACGATTTATTTATTTGTTAATTGCTTATGAACAAATGTCAGAAAAAGCAAAACTATTGATATTAAAAGAAATAAAGCAGATTACAAGAGAGGATTAAGTCCTCTTTTTTTAACCGAACATACGTTCTTGGCGCCCGGTCCATAGTTTCAACTATTCCGAAAATTAGTTTTTAAGGAATAGTTGATACGCGCCCACTACATATAGTACCAGAAAATTCTAACACACACTATATATTGTGCCGGCGCAAACTTCCAACTATTCCTAAAATTTACTATCTCGGAATAGTTGAACCGGACCGGCCGCCGAGTTAGTCAAGACAAACTTTCTCAAATCTTGTATTAAATGAAGAACTTGCAAATCTATAAAAAATCGCTTATAATATTCATATAAGATAAAGGTAACTAAGTTAGGAGGTCTACTATGGCAGTATCAAAAAAAGTTGAAATGGATATGCTTCGCACTCAGTTTCTGACTCTCGTTTCAGACTATATCACTTCACTTGACGAAGAAGTACTTCGTGTCAAGTCCAACGAAATCGCAATTCCTTGCGTAGGTTGTGAGGACAACGAATACTTTATGGTCATCACTTTCAAGGTGCCAACAGGTGCCAATAAGGGTCTTGAACCATACGATGGTTACGAGATGGCAGAGGACTATGAACGCTCTCTGAAAGAGAAAGCCGAAAAGGCAAAAGCAAAAGCCGAAGAAAAAGAACGCAAGCGCAAGCGTGATGAGGAAATCAGACGCAAGCGCGCAGAGTCAACCGATAAATAATTATCGGTAAGGGTGGTCAACTTGACCACTCTTTTTTTATTGTTAACAATCGAACGTTTGTTCGGTAGATAGCAAATAAATAATTATCGTCAACCGCGCCCGGGCCGGTTCCGGTCCATGCCCGGGCATTGTCAAATTTTTAACAAAGTCAAATTTCCATTGACATTCTCCGTAATATATGATATAATTGTTCGGGGGTGTCAAATTTTCGAACATATGTTTGTTAATAATTTATTAACAATTAGAGGTCTCTAACTTCGAACATACGTTCCGAACATATGTTCGTCGTCCGCCGCGGCGCCGTGTCAAATTTTAAGTCCCGTAGGGAGCTGCATTAAGGGAGCTGCGCTGGGGCCGGCAGCTGCAGCTGGGAGCTGCGTTGGAGCTGCGACCGGGCCGTCGGAGGGAGCTGCGACCGGCCGCCGTCAAATTTCAAACGCTTTCGAGGGAGCTGCGCCGCCAAAATTTGACAAAAAATTTCAAATTTCCATGGGAGCTGCAAAAGAAATTTGACAAAATAAATCAAATTTTCAAATAAATTTATAAAGAAATTTGACTTTTAAAGTCAAATTTTCTGGGCGCACCTCCCTCTGCATAGACAAATCAAAATTTGAAAAAGCTTCGAATTTCAGTTATAATATATATAGAAAGTGAGAGAGAAAGTAAGACGTTCCGCTCTGAGTGATACCGCATTTCCTCCGCTTTCGTACAGGAATTGAGAGAAAAGAAATTTGAAAAAACCTTAAAAATCCTGTATAATATATATAGAAAGTGAGAGAGAAAAGTAACTCCTTTCTTAAAAGAAAATGTAACTGGCGCCCACTGCCTAGTGTTGGGAGAAAGTAGGACAAAATGACTAAGAGAGAAATGCTTGTTGAGGTAGCTGCTGGAAGACTTACTGAGGACATTATGACTAAGGCGCAGGAGCTGATTGAAGCTATGGATTCTGAGAATTCCAAGAGAAAAGATAAGGCTGATGAGAAGAGAGCTGAGAAGCTCGCGGCAGAGGCTAAGCTCGTAGACTCTATCGTAGAGTTCCTTGGGGACGAGTTTGTTACTGCATCTGACATCTGCGACCACTTCGAGGAAATCGCAACTCCACAGAAAGCAACTGTTCTTGTAAAGAGAGCTGTTGAGGACGGAAGAGTTGTAATTGAGAAGATTAAGGGCGCAAAGGGTAAGGTAAACGGCTACAAGAGAGCTTAATACGTACTATTTATACGTATTACGTATACGAAAAGACGGGTTATTAAACCCGTCTTTTATTATATATATTTATGTAGAGGAAATTTGACTTTTAAAATCAAATTTTTGTGTAGAAAATACAAAAAATAGCTACTATTTATATATATTTTTTTGTGTAAATTTACAAAATTTGACTTTTTGTAGTTGGCTGTGGCAGCAACAATTCTTTATCTATTCCCTCAACGTCTACTACCGAAAAAACGCTTATCCCTCTCTAGTGAGCCTCAGGACCTATACTTCGCACTTAACGTATACGTTTTACGTATACATTTATCGTATACGTTTGGGGTGAGTCTGGGTTGAAGCTGGGCCAAGCAGTCTCTCCTTATATATACGTTATACGTATACGTTAAACAGCTACATTTGGTATCCCAAGTTAAGTTGGGTTCTTATTTACGTATATTATATACGTATACGTTTTACTTATACTATATATGTATACGAATACGGTGTGCGTTTCGCGCTACGCGAAACGAGGTTACTATTTACGTATACGTTATACGTATATTATATACGTATACGTTTGGGTTGTGCCTTCCGCGCAACGCGGAAGGAAGAGAAGTTGGATTGTTATTTATATATATTATATACGTATACGTTGAACGTAGAAGTTCCGGGTGCCTTGTTTAATCGGCGGCGACTACGCGCCTTGTTAAACAAGCCCACCCTCGCTTCAACAATTTTATTTTGGAGGTTATATTATGTATACGTATTATGTATACGTATTACGTATACGTATATAATATATTTTTTCTTCTTTTGATTTTAAGTAGTTTTTAGTTTTAGTTTCTACTAACTTTTTGGGACGTCAAATTTTTAGAATTTTTCCGTATGAACTCTGCGCCGGTGCCATAGATTCTTGGAAAATCCTAGAAAATTTGGTGTCTATGTTGATGGCGCACTGGTGAAAATCCTACAAAATTCCTACAATTTTTTCGCTTAATCTTTATAGAAGCTATAGGGAATTCCTACAAAATTCCTATAATTAATTTGTTAATGCTGAAGTTTTCTGCAAAATTATTCCTATAAGTTGTACGTACTCTGCGCCGGTGCCATAGATTTTCCCATAAGCAGTAGCATTTTTGGAAAATTTTATAGCTCGGGCGCAGTATACATACAACTTCTGCAAAATTTTTCCTAATAAAAAAGACTCTCTAAAGAGTCTCCTGCATAAAGGGTCTACATTCGTCCACAAACCATTCCATCACTTCATCAGCTTGTCTATCTGTAATAAACATTTCACAGTTTTCATCACAATGACATTCTCCAATAGAATGAAAATGACATTGGTCAATTGTAGCTCCCATATCTTTCCAAGGTCTATACCAAAAACAATCTTTTCTAATTTCTTCCATCGCTCTTTTTATCCTCCCAAAAACTTTTAAACGTATCTACTTCTTCCTTAGTTGGCGCTCGATTTTCTGCAAAAGTTTTTGTTATAATTTGTTCAAGCAATACCGTATAGTCATTATTATCCCAATACCACTTCTCTAATTCTTTATAATGGTCTTCACACCAATCTAAAGCTTCCCAGAAACCTTCCATATACTGTCTATAAGACAAGTCATTAACTGACTTGTTAATTGGTACAGCTAAGGCACACCACTCTTCTGACCTATGATGTGGACAAAGCTCGCAATCATCAAACTCACAATCAACTCGCTTTTGCTTATCTATATCTTTTTCTGCAAAAAGTTGAGCATCATAAGCTTTAATAATAGTTCCTATATCTTCATGCATCCATCCGTCTTCTTCGCTCTCGCGCCAGAAAATTTCATTAAGGTCTTGTCTATTTACGATATACATCAACCTCACCTCCCAAATTTATTTTGCGCGCATCCACTCCGAAGGGTTAAAAATTTCAATATATTCCGCCCCATCATATTCGCAAATATGAAAAAATTCACCAGCGGGTACCTCAACAATTTCCAGCTCGTCAAAACCACCCATATATATATCTCCATATCCGAGGTCTACGCAAAGCTTATGCATTTCCTCTTTAGAAATACCGCGCTCAAAAGCTTCAATTAATCTTGCATCAGTAGCAAGTCCTTTACCTTCACACGTAGACCAACCATAACCATATCCTGGACTAATCAGTACCTTCATTTAATATCTCCTTCCAATAATTCTTCAAAATCTTTACTTCATCATCTTTTATTCTCAGTTCATAAGGAAGCAAATCTAATAATATACCCGCCGTTTCAGCAGTATCAAGATGAAGTTCAAGTACATGGATTATATCTGCGGTTGGAATTACTCGTAATATATTTTTCATTCACTACTCCTTTCTCCATATGAGCAGAAGTCATCGGTTCTAACATCTTCAAAGACGCCCAATGAGCCATAACGCAGTTTGCAATGACCTTTACCGTCATACCACTTGCACTCACGGCAACGTACTATGTCTATGCTCGGTGCGTCCATTATCAATCGTTCTGCAATCTCATCACGATCTGCGTTGTTGTACCATTCAGTTTCTTCCATTGCGTCAAACAGCTTGTCCGCATCAATCAGCCGTCTCATCGTCTGCTCCTTTCAAGGTAACTCATAATTTCGCCTAATCCTGTCTTGTCATATACTGCTTTGGTAACTATATCTGCAAATGCTCTTTTATTAAGCCGACATGCTTTTTTACAATACGATTGTCTGCGACACTTGCTGCAATCTCCATCTATTTTCCAACGGTCTGCGCTATCACTCATCGTCTGCTCCTTTCATTCTTGCACCGCAATTAGGGCAGTAATTTGACAATCCATATCCATACCAGTCTTCTGTGCCACAGATAAATTCTGCTTCATCTTTCCCACATACAGAGCATACAGAATCTTTATCGCTTACTATCCACTCCCCTCGTGGTCTATCCACACTGCCAGCTGACATTATGTCTTCAATCGTAGGAAGTAACTTTATTACAGTTCCATCAGATTTATGGTACATCAAATTATCATTCGCTATTTGTATATATTCATTCATCACTTTTTCCTTCCGTCGATGGCGCCGGCGCCTCGTTCGTTTCAAACAACTCTTTATAACACCGTTCACAAAGCTGTCCAACAAACTTTACCGACTCTCCATTATCATCTCTTATAATCTTATATGGTACAAGCGACTTTGCTCCAGAACACTTGCACCTCATACACGCATACTTATCTGCCATTTATTCTCCTACCATCCATATCCTGCGTAGTCACATATTACGAGAGTATTACCACGATAGCCAACATTTGAAGTGTGAATATCATTTATATCATGTTCATAAACAAACCTATCAAACTTTGCAGCTACAGGTTTAATCAATTTATCTTCAAACCAATCAAGAACTAATTCATCACATGAATCACTGCTCCAGAAATAATTCTCAAAAGCCTCCTTGCTATCTTCATCTTCTGAATTTAAGTTCTCTTCAGCACAATATCTTTCATATCCCCACTGATAACTTTCAGAATCCATCTCTTCATAATTACAGTCAAGATATTCCATCGCATATACCGACCTTACACCATAATCATAAATCTCAGCACACCAACCAAAATGTTCACCAAGACCTTCGCGCTCGGCCGCCTGGTACAGTTCAACCTCATGGATATTATACTTCTCATCTTCTTCAGACAGAGCAATCTTTGCTACATAGTCTGGATAATCATTCATTCCAATAACCAATCTCGTAGCACCTGTCGCAAACCATAGTTCAGGCACATCAAGAGATTCGAAAGACCATGGGTCATTTATATCAAAACCTGCATGGTTAAGTGTGTCCATAATCATACGTATTCTATTATATGCTTCTGTAAATCTATCCATACTTTTTCTTCCTTTCTTATATTATAATTATATCAAAAATTTCAAAAAATTTCAAATTAAAAAGACCGCCGTGTAATCCATACACGGCGGCCGCCTCATTAAATATGACAATCAACAATTGTTACATACATATCCTTATCAAAGGTATCAATAAGAGAAGTGAAGTCTCTTTCCCATTTACCTTCATCTACAGGGTCTGCACCCGATATACCAAACCAACCCATTCTACCTGGTTCAAGCCATTCGCCATCTGGGGTAAGCAACGCATAGGTTGAGAAAGTAAGCATGGATTTGATATAATTAGATTTATTACCGTATTTTTCAAGGTAATATTCTGGCTTATACCAAAAAAGAAACTCGCTTTTCTCTTCTTCTGTTGGCTCCGCGCCTTCAACAGCAATCTCCCAAAAGCGTGAATAGCGTTCTATCGCTTCAGGACAAATATAATTATAATCCCATTCACTTATGCGAAGAGTATCGTGATACTTACCATCATAATCGCGTAAACTTCTACGCCAACGTCCACCTATATCCCACCAATCCCATTTAGAATCTGGGTTGTAAGTTGAATACTCATTGCCGTCCTCACCAAGCATATATTCATAGGCTTCTATTTTATAGAAATCTTCATCAGTATTTGCGCCTACAATACGTCGAAGCCAATCATAGGAAGGATTAGTAAGAATTTCAATAAGTTTATCTTTTTCAAACTCTTGAATTTCTTTAAGGGCTTCTTCATGATGCTTACGCCCGTCCTCGATAATCTGTTCTTTCGTTCTATGGAGATAAGGTTTAACCTCAATATTCTCGTCAAATGGTGCAAGAAGTTCTTCAATCTCTTCTTCTGTACCTGTTCGTGAAATAACTGCTACTGTATAATGTGACATATAACTCCTTTCTACTAATTCCATTTATCCAAAACTCTTTATGTACTGAAATTCACTAATCGTATACTGCGCGGGTCTGAACTCTCCCTCAGGGAAGACCCCCTGAAGTAAATCAATTACTTCACCCATTTCTTCAAGGTCTGCTACATCAAATCTCTGCGGAAGCCAATCTCCCTTTTCTTTATTCCATCGTTCAACTACATATGTATACGGCGCCGCCATCATTACACCTCTTCTACTACCTGCTGAATCTGAAGATTAACCGTAATCATATTATTAAATAAAGCCTCAATAAACGCTAAAGCTATATTTATATCTTCGATTTCTCCATATTTCTTCTGAGTATCCACATCATAAATTACATATTTAACTTCTGCCATTTTAATTCTCCTTTTTAATCTAAATTGTCCCAATCACTTAACGCGCGAGCTACATAATACCAAAGTATAAGTCCTATATAAAACTCACCAGAACTAACAACTTCTGTATATCGGCCTATACCTAATCCAAGCATCATAAGTATAAGCCATATAGTATCAATTATTTTTTCCATTAATCATCTTCTCCATAAGGCTTACTCCAAGCGCAATCCCAAATTGGCTCATCTGAGTCAACCAAATTATCTTCTACCCAATTTAAAATTATTTTCAAATCACTATCAAACTGAGGATATAGATTAATACCCCCAGTTTCTGTATGGTAGTTTTGTTTAAATCTTTTATATACATCTCTTATAGTTTCCATTAGAAGTTGCTCCAATAATATACTTCGCAGTTTTTTCCTTGTTCACACAATGTACACCTGCGCGCCAGCTCCGTAGAATCTATACGTATTTCACGTGAAAGACAAAGTTCTACAAAATCTTCATCATCAACGGCTTCATCATATACTTCACAATCTACACATTCTCGAAACATTCCATCATAAGGACAAATATGATATGCAGAATCAGAACTGTACTCAATGTACCACTCATCTGCATGAGGATTCTTTATATATTTTTCATATACACGGCGCCCGCTCGGTAGAATCTGTGTGAACTTTATTAAATCAAATCTATTTACATAACCTTTTGTAATCTTATTCATAACTCTCCTAGTAAATCATGAAATATGTGCCCATTGTAACAGCAATAATAACACCAATTCCATATGAAGTCAACAAGCCCTTCCATAGTTTGGTTTCTTGTTTTTCTTCTTTAAGCCAGTTATAAACTATAATGCCTGGCGTACCAGTAATTGCCATATATACTGTAAACAGCCCTACTACTGCACAAACCTTTATAAACTCTGTCATTCCTACTCCTTTAAAATATTTCTATATTTAGATTACCATATACATATTCAACAACAGCCTGGTATATCATGTCTTCATTCATATCATCATCGAAGTCAAATTCGAAGTCGTCAATACACTCTTCATCAAGCCATATCTTAATTCTTTTCTCCATCAACTACCTCCCAAGACATATTAGAATAAAGTATATCACATGCTGCTTCAATTATATCTTCTTCTGTCATATCTTCTTCTACTTCATCGACAAGAACAATTATATACTGGTCACCAAACCAACAATAGACTTCCTTAGTCATATCTTTCTCCTTTGTACATTCTTGAGGTATAGTAATACACCAGGGCCACTCTTTACATTCACTACATTTAGGTAGATTTAAGTTTTCCATTTAACAAAACTCCCTGTCATCAAAACGATAACCATTAACATTGCGACAGTATGTAAAGTTGTCTGGATTATCTTTAAACTGTTCCTGCTTATGCTCTACCAATTCAATAAAATCATCAAATGGAATGATTTCATCATACTCATCTATAATAACATAATCAGTAGACTCAACAGTATATTTATACAGCCAATCTTCAACATCTTCATAACAATGCCATATAATTGGTATATTTCCATATGGTTCGCTTACATCATGGAACAAAAACATCCAACCCATAGAAGACTTGCCTATGTGGATAGGTTCTGCCACAGATGGTCTATTCGGTACTACATAATAGTTTGTTCCCATTTAAGCCTCCTCTATGTAATAATGCGAATTCATCAGAAATATGTCAATCGCCTCATCTCTAAGCTCACTTGGTGTTGCATCTTCGGGTACATCATCTATATATACTTGAAGAATCTGTGAACCAAACTGAAATGTGACTATTCTATCCATAGATGCCTCCTTACTCATATCTCGCGCGATACTGCTTCCAAGCTTCTACATATTCCTTTGCATTGGTCGGACGCTGCTCCATCGAAAGCGATTCTAACCACGCTTCATATGCTGCTTCCTCTTCAGCTTCACGCGCTTCAATATCTGCTTCGTTTGCATATTCGTTATAGCTGTCCTGTTCACATGGCGCCCAAGCATCTGGGCCTTCATAGTGACAATATTCGAGTGACATTGGTACACCATCTTCATCAACATCTGCCCAACAATATCCACAATTTCTGCAATCCATATTAGTTTCCTTTCTTATTTAAACTTATGTATTTCATAAATTTTATAATACTCTATATAATAAGGTTTAGATAAACGCTCAATAATTTCATCTAGTTCTTGATACCATTCCATAGGAATTGGATAACCAGCCTCAATATATCTTGTAATAGCTCTCCATATTTCTGCCTCTCGTTCTTCATCGAGGAGCCAACGAGGAGTAATACCAAGCGGTGGTTTTTTTAATTCTACCATTTGTATTCCTTTCTACTGTCTTTCTAACCAATTCTCATATGATTCTACGTCTACTTCATCATCTTCATAGTTCTTATTGAGATATTTCATTACCTCTATAAACGAGCCTTTATAAATTTCAATTGCCTCATCAGTCTCACACCTGGTAATTACCCATTTATTCATACGCTTCCATTCATTCATATGCTTCCCACCCTTCCGCAATAAACTGCGCCGCAGCGACCACATCATGAGTACAACCAATAAACTCTTTATCTTCATAAAGCTCATACTTACCACCTATCATATTACCGACTGTAACAAGTCTAAGCTTACCTGTATCATCATTCTCAACCCATTCATTCCAATCCATTGAATCCATAATTTCAACGAGTTCTGAAAAATTACGAGGGTCTTCTCTTCTTTCGTACATAACAGTTTCCTTTCTTTTTTCTCTCTTATTTTCTATAATAATTATAACAAAAATTCTAAAAATTTTCAAATTTAAAAGGACGACCGCTCGGCCGCCCTCTACATTTATTCCTAATATTCTTCTTTTTCTACTTCCATTATATAGTCATAAAGTATTGCTGGTGAATTAATAGTCCAGGTTTTTCCATCAACATAAATCTTATTATCCCGCGCCTTACCGAAATCGGCTTCAAAACAGAACCAGTCAAGAGTAGTACCACACTTTGGGTCTTCTTCTAAATCACATACATCAGAAAGAAAATCATAGAACTGATTAATCCATTCTCCACACTTCCATTCGGGAGATATATTTAGCAATTCAAGAAAAGTTTCTTCTTCTCGATACATCTTTTCAAATGCAATAACTGCATCACAGAACTGTCTTTTATTCAGTTTCATCATCGTCCTCCTTTGAACCAAAAATTTCTTTCCAATCGTCATCATCAAATTCGATAAAGCAACCCTCGTCCGCGCCAGCTTCTTCTTCCTTTTCAATAGGGTGAATATTAGTCAATTTAAACAATTCCGGATTAATCTGTGCATCTTCTAAAGTAAATGAATATGAGCCGGCGCTACGTAGTTCAAAAGCAGTTTTTGATTTTTGTGTCCAGTTCTTATCTTCAAGATATTTCTTTAAGAAATCATTGAAACAACCACGATTATCAAAGGCTTTCTTCATGAAGCACATTGCAATACCTTTTTCTGCATCAAACTCTTCACCATCGCAATGGACAACCGTGACCGTATTGTCGTTCCAAACTACGGTTGTCGCGCCCTTGACTGGGTTAATGAGAATTGACTTAACTGGGTCTTTTGGCTTTGGCTTCGGTTTGGATTTTTCATAGGCAATTGCTTCTTCCTTAAGAGCTTCTGCCTGTTTGTTGATTACGTAAGTGACGTCGATGTCGTCAACATAGATGTGATTGTTTGCGCGGGTTTCGTATTTGAAGACTGGCGCGATAGCTGAGGCACCAATGGTAGCGATAGTGTCTCCATATTTGACTGTATTTATTGTTGTATTGTAAAATTCTGCCATAATAAAAAATCTCCTTTTCTAATATATTATTATTATATCAGAAATTTGGAGATTTTTCAAATTTAAAGTCCATCAAAAAAAGCAAAGCTAGCTTTTCCACCATTCGTGGCAAAAATACGAGCCATACTAAAAGATGTGTGTATTCGCGTATTTTCTAATAACTGCTCATATACTGAAGCATTTTCTGCTGTTGCTGTCCAGCCACTAGACCAAGTACCTTTCCAATATTTTATAAAAAGAGGATGTGTATCATCCATCTCCGTAATAAATTCTTCATCACTTTTATCAGTCCAAGCTGCTTTACTAATAGTAAACTCTGGATTAGTAATCAATTCTTTATTTAAAGTTTTTATAATAGTAGAAGCAGGAACTAATGTAGTACCACCAACCCAATAAAAAGTATTAGTATGGGTTGGGTTTAAACCAGGACCAATATTTAAATTCATCCCTTTCCAAAAAAAGGTATTTAGATATTCTGTTAAATATTCAGTCATATTACCCGTCTCAAAAAGAATATCTGTATTAAAATAGCTATTAACTATTGCATCAACAAATCCTCCATCTAAATTAGGAGCAATTAGACCTAAATCTGTATTTACTTTTACTTTTTGCATACTACCGTTTCCAATATTTTTAGATTGTATACCTACAATTGTATTTCCTACATCTCCCCCTAATTCTACTATTAACTGATAATCAGAACGAGGCTCTTGACGCCCATCTTCAATTATACTTCCAATAATTCGTCCTAATTTATTATTTGATTGTTGTAATACCATACGAATATATTTATCTTGTAAAGCAAGTTGAAATTCACCAACATTACCCAATACACTTTTAGATAAATTATCACCCTCAAAAAAGAAAGAAGAATCTTCTTTTATTATTTCTCTCCAAGTTTCAACAGCAGCATCTTTTAATACATTTATTTTATTTACACCATATCTAGCGCCTTCATTAACATGTAGACAAGAATTAAAGATAAAATGTTTTATTTGTTCTAAAGCTTTACCCATTTCTCGTTGAAACTGTTTTTGTGCTTCAGGACCATAATCTCCTCTAAGATAAGCTTGACGTTCTTCTGCACTTAAGTCTTTGGCAAATAAAAATCCTTTTAATTCATCAGAAACTACTACATCTGTATTTGAGATTTTTTGTCTAGTAAGCGAAACATTTTTAGATAACTCTTCAGTTACTTCTTCTTCAGCCGCATCTTTAAGCATTTGTTCAAACCAGCGTCTAAGGTCACGAGTACCACTTGAAGTTTTATGATGAAAATGAGTACCAAATTCTTTATTAATAACACTTTTAATAGCTTGAGCTGATTTTATATTTAAAGTAACATAAACAGGTTCTCCCTCTACATGGACTGTATCAGAATTTAATAATTCAAAAGGAATTTTTTCACATAAGTCTCCTTTAATGGTTAATTTATAAGAGAACTTTGTATTTATAGACAATTCAGGTGCTACTTTTTTTAATCCTACATTAGATAAACTTTTAATTCGTTGTCCATCACCTTCAGCTTTGCTAAAAAGAGAACGTAATTCTTTAATAAAAGCCTCATAACTGTTTACATCAAAATAAGAATGATAAAAAGCTAATTCTTGTTTTCTAGCATATTCATATGCTGCATCAAAAGAATTCATAATATCAAGAACATTGAATTCTCTTTTTTCTTTACTTGTCCACCCCTTATTATTAAAATAGGCGCTATTGGTATGTAACACCCTATCCATAAATTCCCTCCATAAAAAAGAAAGGGCGAATCCTACCGACCGCCCAAGAGATATATATAAAAAGCCTTGGGCGTTCACTCGCCCGTAGACTTGGATTCATATTAATTACATTTATAAGTAAACTTCAACCCTTTCTACTCAACTAAATTCTACCAAATTATATTTTTTCCTATATCAGTATCAACCTTATGAAACAGCCAATCCTCATCTGGATTGTCGAGTTTAAACCTCACAAAGTCATCTGGTGACCACGGCGCGATTTTAAATTCAGTCAAATCTTCTTCGCCATAGTATTTTACAATCTTTTCAACTGCGTCAGCATAGGAATCAGCCATAAGAAAAAGTCCATTTGTTTCTTCTTTTTCAGAAAAATCGTTATACCAATCAACCTTTACTTTAAATACCATTTCTATATCTCCAATCTTCTACTACATATTTCATATCTCTGCACCATTCTTTTACTCTAAACCATGGTGTACCATAGTAGTCAATAATATGAGTTTTCTTATAATAGGCTAAGTCTACTCCATATCCAAAGGCTACCTTATATTTATGTCCACGATAGGTCATTGTGCAAATATAATAATCATGATGACTGCGCGGGCGCACTATAAGTTCAACATAATCATCACCTATACAAAAAGATTTTTCCCATTTACGCCAACCTTTGAAGTTCTCCCAACCAAACCAAATAGATTCCTCTTCATAATCGTTATCACTACAATATATATGTATAAGACTTTTATAAAATCCAACTGTAAAATCTTTATCACCGATATAAGCAAAGTAATTACCCTCAAGCTTATGCTCATCATTATCTGTCCAGCCAACCATATTTTCCATTGGTGTAAACATTTCAGTTGAAACTAACTTACCATCTTTCCACGCAATCGCGCCATAATCTACCATTGCCATAAGTTATTTCCTTTCTACCACAAATCTTCGCTCATCAATCTATCAATACGAGATTCTTCCGCAGTCTCTACCAATTGACCACACTCATAAGCATGGTCTGCTGCGGCCGCGCGGTCAAGAAACTCATCCTTATCAGTAAGGAAACCCTGTTCAAGTATTTTAAAATCACCAATTTCAAATCCTAAAGCTTTAAGAATTTTTCCTCCGTCACAGTGACGATGGAGTGGAAGAATTACTTCCCCACCCGTATCATCACCTGGATAAAGTAAATACTTAATTGCCGCACGTACTATCACAGTGTTCCCTCTATTCTTTCGTTTTCTTCAAGCCAAACTTTAATAATTTCTATCAACTGTTCATCTTCTGTATAGAACATATCATGTCCTACACTACGCTGAAGATTATTCATCAACTGCATAAATCTCCAATCAGGAACAGTTTCCCATAATTTTTCTATATACTGCATTACTTCATGAATTCTATTAGGGTCTCTCATATCAATTCTCCTTTCTTTATATTATAATTATATCAAAAAATTTAAAAATTTTCAAATTATACGTCCGTGTTGAAGGCGCGCGGTCATAAATTTTCTCAAAAAAGAACCGCCGCAGAAGTATCTGCGACGGAGAAAGGAGGGAAACAATTCATAGGTTTACCTATGAGTTGAAGATATGAAATTGGTGCAAGTGGAGAGATTCGAACTCTCAATCCTTGCGGCGCGGGATTTTAAATCCCGAGTGTATACCGTTTCCACCACACTTGCATAAAAGACGGGATTTGTAGCGCGCGCCCTACGGCTGAGTATTAAGTCTAATAGCCTGTTCAAGACTCCCATCTATGGCAACTTATACATTGCCCCTATAAAAACGTCAATTTTATCATTATAATCAGAGAGCAAATCACCACTCTGGCGCAAATATCGTACAACTGACTCACACAAACTTATTAACTGTTCATTAGACCGTGGTTGTCTTATAATTTCCTCAATTACTTGTGCATATTCATAATTGTATTTTTCAAGTTGTTTTAGACCGTCCATATTTACTCTCCATTTAACAATTTGACGGACACCTATACGTACTCGGCGCCCGCGCTATCAAAGTTGCGAACTTAGTAGGACAACATCATCAGTGTTGATTGCGTCTTACGACTTAGTCATTTAGATTCCCTACAACTACGATGGTTAACCAGTTTTTCCTCGTTCCAAAACTGCACTCATCACCAGCAAAAAGTCAACCTTCCTTTGAAGGATTTAATTGGAAGAAGGTGGAGTCGAACCACTCGGCAGACGAACACGTCGTCCTTTGCTACCTCGCATTGTTTGTGAATTTGTTACCTCAACTTCCATAAAATGATTAGACTATTAAGTCTATGGAGGCCCGTGAGAGACTTGAACTCCCGGTATCTCGATTACAAGTCGAGCGCATTACCAGCTGTGCTAACGGGCCATATAAATTGACGCGGGTTCCTGCCGCGCCGCAGGACGTATGAATACATGCACACGTTCATGCCGCTGATTTGCCCTCAGCAGTAAAAGCTCTGTTATTTTATTATGTGTTTATAAGAAGGAATAAAATCCCCTGGTTGCAAAGGTTGGTGCTGCCCCAACTCGATTCGGATTATGAGCCCGACTAGAATACTGATTCTACACTCTGCAATAAAGTGCGATACCTCTAATCAGCCTACAGTAATCGCACACCTCTATTTTAACGTCTAGAGCTGACCTGGACGAACCCATCTACTCGATTCAGCGCGAAGCTCTCTTCTCCTATGGGTTTAGGGTGACAACCCTTAATTATTTTTATAATCTTTAGAATGATTCGATAATCCATAAGCAATGCACCATTTACGCACAGTATTATCTGTTACTTGTCCATAATTTTGTCCCGCTTGAGTAAAATTACCATTATGCTCAATTAGAAATTGATATAATTCTTCTTTTGAAGGACGTTCTGTGACTCTACGCGCTATAGCGGCACATTCTACGCAACGATTAGCAACATTACTTTTAATTTCCTTTCCACAATCTATACAATAATAGTGTGGAGTTTCTTTCGTAATACCTTTACTTGTAGCATGATTTTTCTTGGTCTGTTTTCCACAAAAAGTATCTGTTTGAGAATGGCAATTAGGACATAACCAATGAAGATTTTCTAATCTATTATCATGGTTATCTCCATTAATATGGTCTAACTGTAATGCCAATTCTTTTCCTTGCCATTCTGATATACCACAATAATCACATTGATAAGGAACATAATTACCTTTTGTAAACCATCTCCTTAATGTTGATTGAGTAGCGGTAGAATTTTTACAAAATACATTTTCTTCTGTTCGTGTGATTCCTTTCTGTCCACCAGTTGAAAAATGACTAGTATCAATATTATATTTTTCAATACGATTTCTAACTGTTTTTGTATTACCACCACTAACAGTTGCATAACCAAGTTTTTTAATTACATCTCGATAAGAAAAACTTTCTTTGACTATTTGTTCTAACTCTTCTGGTGTAAAGTTATCTACTATTGCCATAAATAATTCCTCCTCGTATTTTCTTTCTATATATAAGTGACAATTAAATTGACACGGTATATAAAAATAGACACAAGTTCGAAATTTCAAGTTCAAGTTTAAAAAGATGGCTGGCCCACTTGGTGCTGCCCCAAGACCGAGAGTGTCAAAGACTCTTGAACTACTGTTATTCTATGGGCCATCAATGGCGGGAGATGAAGGTTACGCTCCTTCGTCCTAAGCTTAACAGGCTTGCGTACTACTATTGTACTAATCTCCCATAAACGCGTGAGAGTTTGAGCATGCTACTCACAAGCAGTAGACCATGTTTACCTAGGATACGTTGCGTCTACGCCAACGGACTTCCCACTATGAGCTTTCACTTCTTCACCCATATTCCGAAGTCTTATATTAAATGCTTGTAATTTCGCTTCACAAATCCCCTTCAATCTTGAGGTTGTTCTGCTGTGGCGCCCAAGCGAAGGCGCACCTGTGTCGTGTATTTGTTTTTTCTAACGTGGTCTACAGCCCAGACACCTTAAACTATAGTAAACGCTCACACTTAATACCCCGCGTGTTGCGCGGTGTGCCAATTTAATTTCTCCTCGTGGGCTCACGGCGCGGTAGGACTTCCGCGCAGATGGAGCTTCTTAGACACGCCTTCTCCAATGCGATGGTGTAACAAACGCTTTCCCTTGCGCCACTAAGAACTGAGTAGTGGTACTCCTCATGGAACAGCCATGAATCAGTCCGATAGACACATTGTTTTGCGGCAACATCGGCAAAATCCGCAGAGGTATGGGCTTTTCTTACGCGACTTCCTCACTAATCCGCGACCACATTTCTCAACTCTCACGCTATCTGCGCTGGTTGATACGGCCCCTGTGGCGGGTGCAGAATGTTTGTATTTAGTATAGCTCCCTTTTATCCCGCAAACTACGGTGTGTCATGGGTTATTTTATCCACCCTTGCCTTGGTGTTCAGTTGACAACTTATTTAAAGTCGTATGTCGCTATATCATCTCGACTTTGGCGAAAATAATTTATAAATATTCTCTTCAAGCGGTAGGAGTTGAACCTACTATTCCGTCGAACCTACTCCGGTAGCACTTGCATATACGGGGAGTGGACGCATCCAAGCTCCCCCAAGGTATGGTCCGCAAACACATACCGCCATTCACTTATATATAAGGTAGCAGGGGTTCCGAAATCGAGAGGCGGCTGCCTGCATTTTATTTTCTCTCTCAACCTTATATATATATTATACTAAAATTTTCAGAATTTTTCAAATTATTTTATTCTGCATCCTCAGTAACGAACAGTATATTTCCACAAATCGGGCACTGCCATACTACATGACCATCACTCGAATACTTCATATATTCAGACGGTTCCCAATCGCACTCATAAATTGGCTCATTACCACATTCTGGACACTCTACGAAACCTTCTTCTCTATCGAAATATGCTCCAAAGTCATGTTCAAGAGTTTCTGCAAACTGTTTGAAAAATCTATTCATATAAATCTCCTTTCTCAACCTTATATATATATTATATATGAATTTTGAGAAATTTTCAAATTTTAATTGGGAGGAAGTACGGGAGTTGAACCCATGATACTAGAGCCACAATCTAGGGTTTTACCACTAAACTAACTTCCTCATAAATAAAGGCTACTTACTCGTCGACTATAGTGGAGGCGCCTTCCGAAATCGAACATAGCGCGGGCGCCACCTTCTCTAACGGGTTTACCCGTTTATATTAGTGTATTTAATCCTCACTTTCCTGGAGAGTAGAGACGGATTTGAACCGCCGAATAACAGGGTTGCAGCCTGTTCCCTTAAACCACTTGGGTATCTACTCATAAATGGCAGGAGCATAGGGATTCGAACCCCAATTGCTAGTTTTGGAGACTAGAGTCCTAAGCCATTAGACGATACTCCTATAAAGTGGTGGACCAACAAGGATTTGAACCTTGAACCTATCGGTTATGAGCCGATTGCACTAACCGTTGTGCTATTGGTCCAAATGGTGCTTGGGGATGGAGTTGAACCATCGTAGGTGGTTTTTCAGACCACTGCGCCGACCGCGTACGCCACCCAAGCAAATTGGTCGGTAGGGTAGGACTCGAACCTACGTGTTTCTAATGTCATGGGTTTACAGCCCACTGCAATCGCCGCTATGCCACCTACCGATAAACGAGAATGTCTGCGTATCCCTACGTATTACCCATTCTCTCGGCTTATCCTTATGAGCGTTCAATTGGCGCGCTTTCCAATCTTATTATGGGTTATCTTCACCCAAACCTCTTATAAAGGACGCAATTGGTATCCGGTGAAGTAGTCGAAACTTCATATCTGGTTTAGAAGACCAGTGTTCTCTCCGTTGAACTAACCGGACATATAAGAGCTTTTCGCCACCATCTGGATTAGCTCTAACCTAACTTTACAATAGGGTGGTACGTATTCCTTTATGTACATGGGTGTGTGGAATAAACCCATAGATGGTGGAGATGAGAGGTTATGCTCCTCCGACCCTAGTTTGCAAGACTAGAATTTTCCTAATTAAACTACATCCCCATAAATGGTGCGCAATGGTGGGGTCGAACCACCGACCTTTAGTTTGTAAGA